AATCGCGACAACATAGCGTAATTGTTGAATATTCATGTCTTCTTCCTTCTAACAATATCACTCCATTATACCATAATCTAGAGGATGAAAAAAGATGGGGACATCAATAGAAGTCTGAAGACGAAGAAATAAAATATTAACCTCGTATTTATTGAAAGTTTTGTATAAGTTCAGCCCCATCATGAACCATTTACAGATGGTATTAGAACTGCAATCAGCGTAGTGAGCTGCGCTTACGATAGATAACCAGCGTTTCTCAGCTGTCCCGTGAGAAAGAAAGTCAGTATAAGACTCTTTGAACTGCTCTCGTACCACCATCCTAATGCCACTTTCAAATTCTTCACTTAGGATGTTCATATTAACCTCCAAATGTGCTATAATCTAAGTAGTTATTTTTTTTGAGCCGCTGTTCCTGCAGTGGCTTTTTGCATTTATTCAATCAGTACCGACTACCTTAATGATTTTTTCAAGGTGGTCTTTTTCTTTTTCAAGATCATCAATAAATTCTTCCATTCCTTTCCTCCTTTTTATTTATGATATAATAATTAATAAATAATATTATCTGAGGCTAAAGATGTCCCGATATACAGATTACAAATACGCATCTGGTGTTTTAAAAGGAATCGAAAACAAACCAGAAAAATATCTCATTATTCATTATTCGTGCGAAAGTTTCTACAATCTAGGGGGGAAAAGCCCCAGAATTGCATCAATATCCGTTCGTCAATTCAATAATGCTCAAACGAATAACTTTTCAATTCATCAATACTCTGAAATGTTACACATTCCTATCACAGATGAGAATTACAGAATTATCGAAAAAGAATTGCTAAGTGATTTCTTTGCATTTGTAGATAAAAACTCCGATAAAACTTGGATTCACTGGAATATGAGAGATAGCGTCTTCGGTTTCAATGCTCTAGAACAACGATTCAAGGTTCTTGGTGGCTCACCAGTCGCTATCGACAACGATAAGAAAATAGATCTTGGTCATTTGTTCAAATTACTATACGGTGGTAATTATATTGAGAATCCACATATTGAAAAACTACTACATTTGAATAATTTTAATCCAAAACAATTCCTTACCGGCAAAGATGAAGCAGAAGCTTTCGACAATGGGGAATACGTAAAACTCAGTATGTCAACTTCGAGTAAAGTTAATCTGTTCTCCACATTTGTTACACATGCTATCAATAAAACATTGAAGACCAACGTTTCCATATGGACAATCAGGGGAGTATCTGTCAAGGGACTTTATTCCACTTTTCAGGAAACAACCTATGGACAAATGATTCTATGGATTATAAACCTTATCCTAGGTGGAATAATCGGTGCAGTAATCGCAAAATACATTCCATAACAGACCGTCTAGAAAGTAGTCCAAGCATTTTCTGAGCTTGTTCTACTTCTTTTTTTGCGTCTTCTATAGAAATTAGAGTTGGGTTATCGAACCAATCTTTTTCTAAATAATACTTTTTCTCATGCCCAGACATATAAGCAATCAATGACTGAAAATGCTTTATGCGTACATGAAGATGTTTTATATTTTCTTTCACCCTTCCTACTCCTCAAATTTTTCCCAGGACTCATTAATTTGCAACTTTTTATTGATACGAAGCTTCAAGTCATCACTGCCTTTACCATCCTTGAAAAGCTGTGTGATGGCTGAAGGACTAACACCTACAACGATAGCTAGATCACTCTGTGACCACCCACGCTTCTCAATGCGCTGTTTTACAAGTTCGATCCACTTACGATGTTGTTGACTCATGTAACTTTCTCCTTTCTGCTATAATAGTTTTAAAAAAATAATTATGAGGTGGAACAATGAAGCTGAACCCTGACTGCATTCGTGACCTATTACTTGATATCGAAGCAAAATCTACATTTGATAATGTTGTGATTTACAACGAAGAAAAGGACGAACCTTTGTTTAATAAATATGGAGTGGATACGATTTTTTACCATATTCGTCAAGCGGATTACGCAGGATTTTTTATTGGAGAAGTAACTTATACTTATGATTTATCCGCAATTATTATCGACTTGTCTCCAGAAGCACATGAGTTTCTGGCTAACATTAGACAAGATACAAATTGGAATAAAACTAAGAGCGTAGCTTCAAAAGTAGGTTCATTTTCATTGAATGTTTTAAAAGACATCTCTATAGAAGTCATTTCAAAAGTTATTTCAGACCAACTCAACAAGTAAAGTAACTTTTAGTTCAGAAAATTTTCTCGACACATCTAGCCTTTTCAATTCATAAAATTTTACCCCTTTTAATTCTTTGGAGTTCAAAATCAATTTATTGCCACGGAAACGCAAACTGTTAAATCGTGGCTTTTCTATGTTTCTTTTAATAACATACGGCCAATGTTTTGGTCTTGGCATCTGCTGTTCCTCCTCTCTATCAAATCTATAAGTTAAAGAGTTAGTAAATTATTTTATAAAACGCTTGACAGTTTTAAATAAATAATTTAAAATGTAAGCATAATTAAAAACCTTGATAAAACCTTATATCTATCAATTTTCTTACTCGCCAAAGCTATTTATTTTTAGATAAGTTTTAACTTCGTTTTTTACTAACTCATTAACTTACAAAAACTATTTTAAATCATTTATTTACTTTGTCAACACTTTTAAATAAATGATTTAAATATTTTTTGTCAATCTCTCAGAAAGGTTGATAAATCAATGTTCCCAACATTTGAAAAAGTTAGAGAATTAGCTCGAAAAAAGGGCTTATCTCTAAATCAAGTTGAAGAAAAACTCGGATACAGTAAAAATACTCTGTATTCTTTAAAGCGACAAAAGGTCAGCTCCGAACGATTACAAGAAATCGCTGACTACTTCAACGTGTCCACCGACTACTTACTAGGACGCACAGAAAACCCACACATTGCGAAAGATGGTGATGCTTCTGCACCATTAGACCTCAGAGACATTGCTGCACAATCAATGTTATTCGATGGAAAACCACTTACCGAAGAAGATATTGACTTTATTACAGCAGTCTTGGAGGCACACTTAAAAAATAAATAGAGGTGCATTTATGACTGTAAGAGAGCTTTGCGCCCAGGAGGGTGTGAGCCTATGCTACTTTTATGGAAGCGAATGGCACAGTCCAGGATTCTTCAATTCGGCATTAAAAGTCCTTGCTTTCGATATCAATCTATCGGAGCAAGATCAAAAACAAGTAGCTCTACATGAATTGGGACATAAAGAACATAGCCCAGTCCAGTATGAGGTTAATAGGGAGTTGTGTGAGCTACAAGCTGATCGTAGCATGATTCATCATCTATTAGAAGAAGAATTAAAAACTATGGATGATATGTCAGAATTTAATTACATCCATTTTATGGAACGGTATAATTTAAAAACCATCGCTAACGAAACGATGGTGATTGATGAATATAAGGCTTTAACAAGTCAACATTAACATTTACCGAAAATCAAACAATTGCAAGAATGTAAACATCCCTACACTTGGCCTTGCCAAATTTTAAATATTGGGGAATTTATAATAAGGAATGATAAACTAATGAATTACAATGCTTTAAATGATCATGAAGTACAAGAATTAATTAACAAGTTGAAATACCCTAAAAGTCTGTTATCTTTTAATGAAATATATACCATAATCTCTTCTTTATTTGGTAAAATAGATGTAGACGAAGGTGTTATTGACGACGATGACATTCAATATATACTTCACATTTACAGAGGAAGAATAAAGCCTGAGAGATACAGTATTCATATTAGATTCAAAAATTCTCATGATCATTTGGTCAGAGTAGATATAAACCCATCTAATAGACATTTAAATCCTGACGGATCAATTATAGAGGGAAATCACATCCATATATATTCTAATCGATACGATAAAAAAGATAGTATTGCAATCCCACTAAAAAATTCTGACTTTCCTAATTTAACTCACATTGTGGACGTATTTTCTGAATTCATCAAATATACACACATAGAGACGGAGGTTGATGATGAATAACTCAAATACACTTAAAAAAATATTTTTTGATTGGTTGTTAAAAGAATACCAATTCAATGATTTAGAAAAGAATTTTGTAGAGATAAGTACACCGTTTTTAGACAATGATTTTGATCATATCGTATTATATGCTGAATTTTTATCAGATGGTCGTGTGACACTTACAGATGATGGATGGACAATTAACAATTTGAAAAGCCACGGTGTTTCCTTCTCTAATCGCTCAACATACAAAAATAATTTAATTAATACAATCGTAAACAATTTGGGAACAAAAATCGAAAATGGAGAGTTATGTATTACTACCAGTCTTGATAAATTTCCGCTTGCGAAACAACGCTTACTTCAGACTATTATGCAAGTGAATGATATGATTGTTTTGCGAGATACATCAATAAAAAATGTTTTTCACGATGAAATAGAAAAAACTTTAGTGAAGAGAGAGGTACTTTTCACAAGAAGGCCATCTTTTTCTGGAAAAGAGGGTATCACTGTTCAATTTGACTTTGCTATTCCTACAATCAAAAACGAGAGACTTATAAGAACTATTTCGAATGGAAACGATCTTAATAGAGCTAAGTTACTTGCGATGGATACACGTATTTTGCAAAACCATAAAGATAATGTTGAATACATTGCTGTCGTTGATGATATCCATCATAAATTTGATAAAGTAGCAGAAACGCAAGCTATATTTAATGAAAATAGTAAAAATAAAATAATATTGCTATCTCACAAAGAAGTTTTGGATAACTCTCGTTTATTATCAAATGCAATATAAAAAATTCCCCACACTCTCCTTCGCCAAAAATTGAGTGTGAGGAATGCGGTATAAGAAAAGCCATTCAAAAGGTCTTTTTCTTATACCCATTTTAACAAGAAATGAGGTAAAAATCAATGATCAAAAAATATAAAAAGGTGATGGTTTCGCCTACTATTTTAAAGCCTATCATGGAATTGACCCTTTGACTGGCAAGAAGATTGTTACTCTTAGACGTGGCTTTAAAACCGAACGAGAAGCTAGACTGGCTGAAGCCAAGTGTTTATCTGATTATGAGAAGAAAACCTTTAGAAGCAGAAACACAACTACTACTTTCAATCAGGTATATGAAACTTGGAAAGAGCATTATCGAAATACAGTTAAAGAATCAACCTATGTTAGCCAAATTGACAGAGCAGACAGACTTATTATCCCTCATTTTGGAGATAAGCCTATAAATAAAATTACTCTATCTATGTGCCAAGCTCAAGTCAATAAATGGGCTGAAGAATATCAGCGATTTTTCGGGATCATCAGCATTGCTAATCAGATATTTGATTATGCAATATCTATGGAATTGATTGATAGCAATCCGATGAGAAAAACTCTAAAACCAAAAAGAAAAAAGAAAGATAAGGAAGAGCTTGAACAATTCTATAATAAAGAAGAGCTGAAAACTTTTTTTGAAATGGTCCAGGAACTTGATGATATAGAAATGCTCACTTTCTTCCGTTTGTTGGCTTTCACAGGGATGAGGAAAAACGAGGTAGGCGCATTAAGATAGACTGATATTGATTTGGAGAGTGGGCAACTAAAAGTTAACCAAACACTAGCAAAGGGAGAAAACAATAAAATCATATTTCAGACTCCAAAAACGAAAAAAGGCCAGCGAACAATATCGCTGGATCCAAAAACTATTGAAATTTTGAAAGATTGGCATAAATACAGTACAAAAGGCTTATTATTTAAAAACGAATCAGGCAGCCCTAAAAGTATTGTGCATGTCAATAACTTGCTGAATCGAGTTTGGATAAGGTACCCTGATTTCAAGCGTATCACTCCTCACGGATTCAGACATACACACTGCTCACTACTTTTCGAAGCTGGTGCTACTATCAAGGAGGTTCAGGAAAGACTCGGTCATGAGAATATTCAAACCACTATGGACATCTATACTCACGTCACCCAAAAAGCAAAGGATGAAGTAGCTAACAAGTTCGCTTACTACATTGGTTTTTAAAATATGGGTATCAGCGTGGGTATCAAAACAAAAAACAGGCTCTCCGAATATATCGGAAAGCCTTATTTTATGCTATTTAAAGCAATTATTTTGCGATTGGG